CGCGCCATCGATCCTGGGCGGCGCAATTCGCGGCACGATGGGCAGTTCACCGCAATCAACAAATAGCGGGGGTACGTAGTCGATCCCGTACTTGTGGCGGACCAGCCATTTAAAGGCCTCGCGGCAAGCCTCGCCGACGATTTGGCCTATTTGCGCGGCCACGGCATCGCTCGAAAAGTCCCGCTCAATCATCGCTCGCCCCTCCGTTACTTTCCGAGCGCCGCCCGCGCCTGGGCAATCGCAGCTTCAGCCGTTCCAAAATCGACATCACGATCAAGCTCGCGAGCCGCCACAAGCTCGGTTTCGAGTGCGGCGAGTTGCCTTTCCAGGGTGGCGACGAAAGCGGTTCGGATTTTAGAACCAACGGCCTCGACATTTTTCAAACGTCCTCTTTTCAAATTTTGCAGAGTGAACGGGGACAGCCCCGCGCGTCTCGCGACAACGCACTCAGCTTCAGGGCGTTTGACATGCGCCTCCATCATTTCGGACCGGACCAACCGATCTGCGATCAACGCAACAGACATAGGCATGGCTCGATTAGCCCCTTTTTTTGGCTCCACTGACTTTTCCTTTCGTGGTTCATGGGTTCACGGAAGGAAGCAAACAGATGGAGCGGAACACGAAACAAACGCACGCAACGCTTACGCAACTTCACACGCGCCAGCCCCTGGCAGGGCCGCGCGAGAACCGATCAGACCAAAGAAAGAGGCGCGACCGTCGCCCGGACAATCGCGCCAGTCACGCTATCGAGCCCGGGAGGGAAGGCGACAGCGATCTCAGATGGAAAGGAAAGCTCGACAGTGGTGTATCCGCACGCGCAGCAGGCGAATAGCCGCGCGCCGTCGTCATCGGCGATATAATCGGCCGGAACCGTGGCAGCGCACTCGGAGCAGACGACGATGAGGGTCACGCGTCTCCGCTCCCGACGCTAAAGAACTTCCCGAAAAACAACCCCATCGCCACCGACAAGGCGGTCCAAACGGCGAGGCACCCAAGCACATGAAATACAACCATCATCATGGCGTTCCCCCCATCGCCGGGGCCGGCTTGCTGGCCGCTTCGATCGCCCGCAGCCGTTCGATCTCCCGCCGGAGATCTTCATTCTCCCGCTGCAACGCGCGGTAGGCCGCCCATATTTCGGAGACTGTCATGCGGACCTCCTGAATGGTGATTCGGCGGCGAAGCTCCTGAATGGTCATTCGGCGGCGACCCGAGCCGGCCGCTCGACATTTTCCGGCCAGTCAGCGCCATCCGGCCAATTCTCCGCGAACCATCCGACGAGCCGATCATACGTGCGAATATTGAAGCCCATGTCGCCAGCCGCCATGCGCGCGAGCACGGTATTGTCATTCAGCGCGCGCTTGCCGATCGTCGCGGCGGACACCTTCGTTGCATCGGTAAAAATGCGCGCCAGGTCGAGGAGGTGAGTGCGGAGCGTGTCTTCCATACTCGCTCTATATGCGGAAATATCCGCACATGCAAGCGGAAAATTCAGGGTATGAATCCGTGCCATGATAACGGATAATTCCGCCATGGATGCGGGGGAAGTCAGGAAGCGACTGCGGGCCGCGATTGCGGAGCGCGAAGCCAATGCAACCGACCTATCGGTGCGGCTGCTAAAACGAAGCGAGGGCTACCTGAGCGACTTCTTCGCCGGCAGAAAGCAGAGCCTCGGGGCTGCGGAAACCGCGCTATTGGAAAGCGCGCTCGGGCTCGCTCCGGGCTACCTTGTCGTCGATGGCCGACCCGCTAGTTCACCCACGCCGACCAGTCCGAAGCCGCCGGGCGCGCCACGTGCAATGTCGCCAGCGGACATTGCGTTGACGGACATCCTTCACAACCCAGAGCCGCCCGAAACACCTGAGTCACTGAACGCGCTGGAGGCGGCGCTCGACGTGGCAATTCGGAGGCTCTGGGCGTTTCTCTCGCCAGATGATCCTCCCATGGATGGCGTAATTTACGCTCTGGTAAGATCAGTGGTAGCAGATTACGAAGCCCGCAAAGCTCTAGGGCCTCGTCCGCCGCGAGCGGGTAACTAAATTCGTCTTTGATCGTAAGATCGCACAGACGACAAAGCATCTGAGCGCGCGTCAGTTCGCCGCACGGCATGGTTCCCTCCGCAGCAGTGCTCTATTATTTTTAACGAGGGACCGCTGCCGTACAATATAAATCTATTGTGACAGGCGTAAAGTCACAAAAATGTTAATGCGACAGTGCGTTGTTGTATAATATTTCGCTATGCGTCTACGTATATAGCGCGAGAGGCCCTCAGTGAAAATAATTCGAATACCGATACGGATTTTTCCGTTTCCGTGTTGACATGCGGAAATTTCCGCGATACACATCTCCCCACGCCAGCCGACGCGCTGGCCTACCGGGGACAGAGACGATGACCTTCCTACTCCACAACAAGCTTTGGACCGCCGTTTGCCGCGGATTGTACAGCAAAACCCGTTGCCTGAAGCTGTGGGAGCAGATGGTCAACGAGGGCCTGATCGCCGAAGACAACAGCATCGTCAGGTTGTTAGGCAACGGGTGGGTAATCCTGGTCCCAGCCGATGATGATGTCGCCGACCTCTCCACCGACGCCAAATTCGCCGCCCTCCGCGCCGCGCTGGGCTGATCCGAGGGGCGAAGCTCCTCCCCTTTCCCGCCTGATCGAGGATCACGCCATGAAGACCCTCACGCAAACCCGCGCCGCCGATGACGACGAGATCACACATGCGATGTACGACGCGATTTGCGACGGCGAGGGGCATTCGAGCGCCTACTATCTGAAGCACCATCTCGCCAAGCACGGCCTCGTCATCGTCGAGGCGGCCCGTCACGACAAGATGCTGACAGCGCTTCAACTCATCGGGTCTTACGACGGTCCGGATGTGGCTCTGCTTGGACGCGCCACAATAGCCCGCAACGCTATCATCGAGGGCTAGATCGTGAAGGCCGGCGCTGGTTTGGAAATAAGGAGCCTGACCGATGAAGACTCGATCGCCTGAGAAAATGGCGCTCTACAATGCCAATAGGAGAGCGCGACAAGCTTCTATGCCTGTTTGCTCCATAGACGGATGTGACAGGAGTATTAACTCAAACGGCTTGTGCAGCCGTCATTATCATAGGCAGCGTCGATATGGCGATCCGCTCGGTGGGGGCGGATATCGCGACGGCGAGCGCCTTAGATTTTTTGAACAGGCCAAAGAGTATCTAGGTGACGAGTGTTTGATCTGGCCGTATGGAACTAGCGGTGGCCGAGCCTATATCACAAATCCGGAAACCAAGGTTACATGTCAAGTATCCAGGTTGCTCTGTGAGCATGCTCATGGGCCACCGCCCACGCCATATCATGAGGCCGCGCACTCGTGCGGTAAGGGCCACTTGGCCTGTATCGCCATAAACCATCTGCGTTGGGCCACTAGGAAAGAGAACAACGACGACAAGAAAATCCACGGAACCGTGCTCAGAGGTGAGCGTGTCCCGGGCGCTAAATTGTCGGAAGCCAAAGTCGTTGAGATAAGAAAACTTTGGTCAGCAGGCTTAGCTAAGCCAGTTATAGCTGAAAGATTTGGCGTATGGACCCCGACTATTTCAGACATAGTTAGCGGGAAGACGTGGGCTCATATACCCTTTCCGATTGCTCCAACAGCGCCGCCCGAGAATGAGCCTTACGCGCTCGGATGCGACGCGAGGAACGACTTCAAGGCGATCGACGAGAACCCATACGAGCACGGCTCCGAAGAGCATCAGGATTGGGCGCAGGGCTGGGCTGACGAGGATATCGCGTTGGACGAAGATTACGATCGGAAGTTGGACGAACGCGGACCCGAGGACTGCTGACATGCGCCAGCAAATATTCGTTCAGAACACGCCGCCGCCCCTCGACGCCGCCGCGAGAGACATTCTGGCGACAGTCGACTATCTGGTCGATCAGCTATTCCTGCGCGCCGGCCAACTGGACGCCGCGCAGATAGCCATGTTGTGCGAGAGCGCGACAATGCTGCGGCGAGAGTTGCGGGCGAAGGCGAGGGCGGCATGAGCGCGCTTCTCCTCGCCCTCGTCCTGGTGGGAGCCGTCAATCTGATCATCGCGGGGTGGCGGCTGTGAAATGGCTCCTAGTCACCTTCTCGATGCTGCTCCCGACCGCCGACACGGACCGCGATCCCCGCCCGGCGCCGACACGCTGGCCAGGCTCGTTCGATGAACGAGTTCGGCACCCCCATGACGGCGTCTGCCCTGGATCGCTAGAGGCGTGGGTCGACGACAAGCGCGGCAAGATTTGCGTGAGGAGGGCGTGATGGCAGGCTTCGGCGACTACGACGCTTGGAAGCTTCACGGACCTGATGACGACGCCGAGACGTGCGCCGAGTGCGGCGGATGGCTTAGGTACTACTGGAAGTTTGGTTGGTGTTGTGAGGCATGCGAATCCGAGCGCGAGATTTATGAACTGATCGCAGCCGAAAATCCTGATGATGAGGTTGATCCATGAAAGCTGTTGAGGCGTTTGTGCTCGACTGGTTCGAGCTTCTACTAACCGTCGCCGGCGCGGTCGGGCTATGTTTGTTTGCCATCGCGGCAATGGGAGGGTGAGATGACCGACTGGCGGGAAGGCGACGTATTTTTCTGGCGCTATCGGAATGATAGCGGCGACCAAACCCTAAAATATTGGTGCCGGGCGCGGAAGGCGATTGTTCGCGATGGTGTGCTCTTCGATATCTATTTGGCTTACATCGATGGCCACAAAGTCAACTTCCACAGCGAAGGGGGAGTGTGGAGGCATGGCCAAGCAGAGAGTCACTTGGTGCTCGAATTCAAAGGCAACCTCGACGAATTCGACGTGACCGCCGACTATAACCGCTCGATGTACGACGACGCCGATATTCTGGATTTGCGGCACGCCAATTCCTCGCAAAAGCAGGTGTATCTCCGCAAGGGCGCGCGCCGCAGTCAAGCGGCTATGCTCGCCGAGGTCAATTCCAAGATCGAGAAGCTAGAAAGCGAAATTCGCCATGCGAATTGGCAACTAGAGCGCTTGTCGAAAGAGAAGGTCAGGATCGAAGCTGGCGAACTAGAAGGGATATGGCTCTAATGAAAATCATAGCCGACGACGGAACGGAATTCGACAGCGTCGAGTCATGTTTGGCCCACGAGGCGACGCTTCCCTATCTCAAGCTGTTCGCCGAGGTCGAGGCGGCGGTCGCGCAGGACGCCGCATTTGCCGGCAAGATCGAGGCGCTCGCCGGTAAGCTGCGGCGCGAACGGTATGACCGCGGCGAGCATAAGTTCCGGCGCACGCGCGCAGCTCCGGACCCTACGCAGCCGTTCGGCTCCAAGTCGAGCGGAGCAACGACGCGGCAATCCAACGAATCCGACAGCGGATCATCGCAGATCAGGCCAGACGCGCGTGAGGGAGAGGCGGCCTAAAATGGAAGACAATTTCGAGAAGCTCGGCGACATCGTCGCCGGCCTCGTCGCCGGCCTCAAGCCGAGGCGCGCGGTCGAGATCGTCCGGCCATCGTCTCGTGAGGAATGGCTTGCCGGGCGCATGGCGACCGTGGGCGCCAGCGAACTCCCGACGCTGTTCGGCGTGAACCGCCGCTCGACCCCCTATCAGCTCTGGGCGGCCAAGAGCGGGCTCTACAAGCCAAACTTCCCTGAGATCGATATCCGCCCCGATAGCATCCACTTGCCTGTCACGGAGCGCGGTAACGCCGTGGAGCCGCTCGCATTCGACTTGCTTCGGCGCTTGCGCCCGAAATGGGAAGTTCGCCCGAATGCAATCCCAGGAGGTCAGACATTCATCGACATGGAGGCTCGCATGTCCTCCACGCCCGACGCTTTCGCCGACGATCGGACCCGGGAGGGATGGGGATCGGCCCAAATCAAGAGCATGTCTCAAAAGGTCTTCGACGAGGATTGGCTGGTCGAAGGCGAGCCCCGGCCCCCTGTTTCTGTCGCGGTCCAGGCCATCGCTGACGCTACGCTGTCGGGCTGCACATGGGCCTGCGCTGGCGCTCTCGTCGCCGGGTACTCATTCGATATTTCGTTCTATCTGTTTGAAATTCCGCTTCACACCAAGCTTATGGCCAAGGCGCGCAGACTCGTAGATGA